CGCCGCGCTGCCGCAGCGCCCGCTCGAGGCAGGCAAGCGCCGTCTCGCCGGTCTGCACCTTGTGCCGCAGCGGGCCGCCAAGATCGACGCCAGACGCAGCGACGACGTCGACACCGTAGGGGGCGGCGAGCTGCCGCGCGAGCTCGAGGGGCGCAACGGATTGCCACGCCTGCGGCTGCGGTGTGCAGTCGACAAGATCGCCGGTTTTGCTGCGACCCTCGACGGCCAGGGTGAGGCCGTTGGTGTCGAGCGTCGGCGTGACCTTGTCGGCGTAGCCGGTGATCAGCAGATCGCCGCCGACGCGGATCGTCACGGCTGAGCCGGGCCGCACCGGCGCGGTCAGCACGGTGCCCGGCTCGCGCGCGGTCAGGCTTACACCGAAACCGGCCGCCGCTGCGTCTAGCGAGCGGGTGATCCGCGCTTGCAGCCACCCGCCCCAGGTGCGGCCGTCGACTGAGAGGGTGACCCGTTCCATTGTCACGCCTCGAGCACGCGGATCGTGCCGGTGATCTGCAGCGCGTCTGGCGTGCTGTTGATGTCGCGGATCTGCGCCTCACGGCTTGGGTCGGCGTACAGATCCCACGCGAGCACCAGCGCCGGGATCGTCGCCGGCGGTGCGGTGTAGTCGACGAGCCGCGCGAGGCGCGCGCCGCGCTCGCGCAGGTCGCTGACAACAACCTGCAGCAGCTGCTGCAGAGAGGCGACGACGTCGTCGGTGCTGAGCGCGATCTCAGCGGCGACAAGTGCGGCGAACCGGTCGCGCAGGTCGTCGGCCTCGTCGCGGCTGACCAGATCGGTCAGCGCGAGGCTGCGCGCGATCCCGGTCAGCGTGGCCCGCTGCGTGACGGCGGCGACGGCGGCGAGCTCTTCGTTGGTGAGTTGCTCTTGCGGCGTGGTGGCCACGAACGGGAGCGTCGGCCGCGTCTGGTTGCTGGCCGCAAAGGTCAGAGCTTCGCTCGGTGAAATCTCAGCCAGGGCCGCGGCGAGGGCCGCGGCGAAGTCGCCGGGCGCGCTGATCGCGGTGGCGCTGAGCGCGAAGAGAGCCTGCAGCAGTTGTTTGGCCTGTACCGCGTCGCGGAACTGCGACGGGCCCAGCGCCTCAAATGCGCCCTGCACGCGCGCGACCTGCTCGATGGCCTGCGATGTGACCTGCGAGGCAAGTGCCACCGGCAGCGTGGCGTGATTGGTGAGCGCGAGCGCGTAAGCCTCGGCGGCGTCGCTGTCGACCGCGGAAGCCGCGGCGCCCAGCGTGTCGACGCTGTCGAGGGTGAGCGACGGGGCCGACGGCAGGCCGGTGCGCGTAAACGTCAGTCGGAACTGCGCAAGGCCGCCCTCAGCGGTGCGCTCGACAAGATCCCAGCTGCGCACCTGCACCAGCATTGCGCCGCGGTAGGGGTGCACCAGGACGCCCGGACCTTCTTTGTTGAGCGCCTCGACGAGCTGCTCGCGTCGCGCGGGGTAGTCCGCACCGATCAAATAAGCGCTGAGGCGCACCTGCTCGGCGGCAGCGCCGGCGTCGCTCGCATAGACACCGTCGGCGCCGGGGTAGACGTAGTCGGTGCCCCGGCGGCCACCGGCGGCGCCGACCTCTTCGACCTCGAGCGCTACGCCGCGAAAGCTGGCCGGCAGCAGCGTGTCGCGCCAGCTCACAGGCCACCTGCCAGCATGGGGCGCACGCCCAGATCGGTGGTGAGCTCGAGGCCGCCGCTGCCCTGGCTGGCCACGCTGGTGCCGGATGGCGCACCGCGAAAGCGCACGTCGACGCGGCCGCCCACGTTGACCGACTGCTGCGCGGCAAGCTGGGCGGTGACGGGCGCGGCGCCCGGTGACGACGCGCCGGGGCCCGGTGCGCTGTCCTCGTCGAGCAGCCCGATCGCCTGGCCTGCGCGGCGCAGCGTGTCGAGCACGGCGCGCAGCCGGCCGGTGACCGCGTCGATCGCGCGGTTGGCCGCGGAGGTGAACCCAGACCACAGAGAGCCGAGCGCGCTGGTGATGCGCCCGCCGATGCCGAGCACCAAACCGCCGAGCTGCTCGAGCTTGCCGCGCATGTAGCCGAGCGCGTCAGCGGTCGCCCGCTGCAGCGCGCGCCATGCCTGCTTGGTGATGGTGGCGAGAAAATCCCATTCCTGCGCGACGGTGTAGATGGCGGCGCCCACCGCGGCGAGGGTGGCGATTGCGAGCACGATCGGGCCGAGCGCGACGCCGGTGGCCGCAGCCACGGCGGTGCTCGCTGCTGTCCAGGCTCCGGCGAGGGTGCTGATCGCGCTCACCAAAGTGGCGATACCGGCGATCACCTTGCCGACCACAGAGACGGCGAACACGGTCAGGATCGTCTTGACGCCACCGAGCTGCTCGAACAGATCAGCAGCGGAGCGAGCAAAGCGCGCGACGTCGATGGCGACGGCGCGCCAGTCGACAGAGCGCAGCGCGTCGGCGATGCGGCCGACGATGTCGCCGAGGCGCTGTTTGATCAGCGCCTTGTTGGCCTTTACCCATGACGTGATTCCGTCGAGCGCCTCTTTGAGCGGAGGGCCGAGGCTAACGGCCAGCTCGACGCCGACGCCGGCGATCGCGCGCTTGGCGTTGGTGAGGCTGTCGACGAGGGCCTCGCTGGCGTTGGCGTCTTTGGTGCTGATGATGCCGCCGAGGTCGCGGGCTTCCTGGCGCAACGCGCGCAGGCCGGCAACGCCACCCTCGGCGAGGCGGGTGATGGCTGCGCCTCTTTCGCCAAAGGCCACCGCAGCGAGCGCGGCCTTGCGGCTGGCGTCAGGCACCTTGTTGATGGCGGCGATGTAGAGCTCAAACGCCTGCTCGGTGCTCTTGGTGCTCTTGAGCTGCTCAAGCAAAGCCGGGCTGATGCGCTTGAGCCCTTCGGTGAGCGGGCCAAACCCGGCTTTGGCTTGGCCAAGGTTGCGGCTGAACGTCTTGATCCCAAGATTGAACTTGTCGATGCCGAGGCCGCTGCGGTCGCTGGCAAACTGCAACTCCTGCAGCGCCTCGGCGCTAACGCCGACCTGCCGGGAAAACTTGGCGAGCTCGTCGCCCTGCTCTGCGGTCGCCAGGGTCAGGCGCGCGAGGCCTCCGGCGGCGACGGCTGCGCTGGTCGCGCCGAACGCAGCAAGCTTGATCCCAGCGTTGAAGATCCCGTCGTTGAACCGCTTGGCCGCCGTGGCGGTGCGGGTCAGGCTGCGGCGCATGTCGCGATCGAGGCTGTTGGACGCGCGGCGCATCGGCGCGCTGAGCGCGTCGATGCCCTTGATCAGCACGCTGAACTTGAGGGGCGCGGCCATTCAGGATCCTTGCGCGGCTTTCTCGCGCTCGCGTTCAAGATGCTCCCGAAAGGCGTGCACCTGCGCAACCCACCAGAGCAGCTGCGAGAGCGTCAGCGCCCGGATCTCAGACGGCGGCCAATGCAGGGTGACCGCTAGTCCTGCAAGCTCTGCTCGTCCGTCTCGCCAGCTGGCAAGAAAGGGCCGAGGGCCTCGCTGATCCGCTTGAGGTCGCGCACGGTGAGGCGGCGCGCCTCGCTGGCGGTCAGGCCCGGCGACGCAAGGCGGCAGATCAGCGCGAGCGTCGACGCGGTGCCGCCGGTGGGGTGCGAGGCCTCGACGTCGATCACGTCGCCGACGGTCGGCTCGCGCAGGTCGATGCGCTCGAGCAGCGCCTGCGGGTTGTCGGCGACGACGGACGCGATGCCTGCGAGGGGCCGCGCAAGCTCGACGGTGATCACCTCGGGGAGGTTGGGCGCAAGGCCCCTGATCGTGCTGGTCATGGTGGGAGCTCCTAGTGCTGCGCTGGTGGGGGCGCGGTGTTGGGCTAGCTGCCCTGCGTGATCTGGCGCGCGACGTCGGCCGCAAACTCGAGGGTGATCTCGCCGGCCGCGGCGTCGATGTCGGCGCCGTTGGTGATGCTCGCGCCTTGCAGCAGCCAGACGCAGCCGTTGTTGAGCTCGACGGTGAGCGTGCTGTTGCTGCTCTCGAGCAGGGCCTCGAGGTCAAGGCTGCCGCGGTAAAGCAGCGAGCATGAGAGCGTAGCGGGCCGCGGCGTTTCGACGTCGCCGCCGGAACCGCTCAAGCCGATCTTGCGCTCGCGCTCGACGCGCCCGGGAGAGAAGCTCAGCGCGGAGCCGAGCGGCAGCTGCGCGCCGTCCTGCGTCAGGTAGGCGGTGCCTCCGATTTTGGCCATGGGTCAGATCCTCCGGGTGGGCGCAGCTCAGAGCTGCAGGCCGAACTGCAGCAGCGTGGCGATGATCTCGAGCTGGTTGATCAGATCGAGCGGCTGCAGCAGGTCGACGCGCTGCGGGTTGGTGACGTTGCGCGTGGCGACGGTGTTGGCGATCGCGTAGTCGAAGTTTTCGAGGATGGCGACGGGGCCGCTGCCCTCCGGGGTCAGGTCGCGATAGAGCGCCAGAGCCTCAGCGCGGACGATCGCCGGGGTCGCGATCTTGCTGCCCGGCGGGATCGTCGTGCCGTCGTTGGCGAGCTTGTAGCCGGCGAACTTCGCCGCCAGCCCGGTGAGAATGTATTCGGCGGCGTAAGCGACCGAGTAGGGCGTCGGCAGCGGGAACCAGGCCGAGGTGCTCGAGGTGCCGATCGTCACAGCCTTGGCCAGGTAGACGTTGCCGGCGCTGTTGACCGCTAGCGGGCTGACGCCGCTGGTGATCAGGGTCTGCACGTCGGAGAACGCAAACCGATCGCCTGCGTCAGGGGGCACCGTGCCGGGGAGCTCGACGCCGGCGACATTCGCGGCGGGGTCGTCGTGCAGGCGCTGGCCGGCCGTAGCGGCGACGAGCGCAGCCAGCTCCCAAGTCGGGGTCGGGCTATCCTCGATGCCACAGAGCGCGCCGTAGGTCGTCGCCGAGGCGCTCGCGGCGCTGACCAGGTTGGCGACGCTGTCGTCGGCCGCCGCGATCACTGCTCCATACAGGCCGACGCTGTAGCCCCAGCGCGCGACGATGTGCGTGTCGATGGCGGCCAGCGCGGCCGAGGTGCTCCAAGCGCTGATCAGCGTGGCATAGGGCTCCTCAGCGATCGCAGCCAGCGCGGTGGTGAGCGCCGGATCGGTCGCGCCGCCGCTGGGCTCGGTGATGGTCGCCGTGAAACCGGTGGGGGTGACCTCGCCGCCGGGCTGGCCCAGCGCGTTGAGGCGCACGTCGATCCCGTTGCCCAGCGTGCCGCCGTGCTTGGCGGTGAGGGTGACGGTGTCGACGCCGTCGGAGCTTGCGGTCACCGGCAGCTGCGAGCTCGCGGGGATGGCCGCGGCGATCGCGTCGGCGGTCTGCGCGATGTTCTGGCTGCCCGTCATCGCCACTTCAACGAGCTGGCCGCCGATGTAGAGGCTGAGGGTGCCGGCTGCCGTGGCCGCTGCGGTCACCACGATGGTGCCCGTGGCGTCGGTCGCGCCGCCGTCGTCGGGGATGCCCACGGCGCGCAGCGGCTGGCCGGGGTTGGCTGCGAAGAACCGGCGCGCCATGCGCGCAAGGTAGCTGCCGATACCAAACAGGGTGTCAGCCTGCGCGGCGCTGGTGAGGAGCTGCAGCTCGTTGTCGGGGGCGGTGCCCCCGCTGAGCTTCGGGCCGAGCGCGATAAACCGGCGCGGCTGCACGGCGGCGGTCGCCGCAGCTTCGATCTCTGCGTAGGTGCCGGGCACCTGCAGGTTTGCGGGGATCTGGCCAAAGGTGATCGTCATTGGTCTTCGCTCCTGCGGCGCCGACTGCGGGCCGGCTTGGCGCATTTCTTGGCGAGGATCTCGCTGAGCTCGGCGGCGCGCTCGAGCAGCTTGTCACCCTCGACGTTGCCGGCCTCGGCCTGCTCATTGCAGTGCTCGATGGCGTCGGCGTGATCCTGGCCGATCTTGTCGGCGAGCTTGCGGGCCTTGAGATAGCCCGTGGCCTCGAGGGGGATCCGGCGCTCGAGATCCTCGACGAGGGCGCGCACCTTGGCGCGGATGTCGTCTTCGACGCTGTCGTCGCCGGCGTCGTTGGCTTCGTTGCGCTCGATGCCGAACACGCTGTCGAGCTCGGCGTCGTCGTTGTCGGCGTCGGCGTCGTTGTCGTCGACGTCAGCCGGTGCCGGCTCGTCGGCGATCGTGATGAACCCCACAGCCAGATAGGTCGCCCAAGCGGGCCCCCATTCGATCCATGCGCCATGTGGCGGCAGCGTCGCGCCGCCGCCGTGCGGCAGCTCGAGGCGGCGCGTGCTCGGGTGCGGCTTGACGTAGCGGCGATCAGGCTGGGACATCTTCTCGAACCTCGATGGTGGGCGGTATCAGCTCGCCGGCATCATCGCCGGGGCCGGTCGCACTGTCCACACCCTCGAACGCTGACAAACCGGCTGGGTCGGCTGGCTCGTCGATCCAAGCTAGCTCGAAGGTGGCCCGGGCATAGGCGACGGTGCGCTCGCTTTCGGCGTCTGGCTGCACGTCGGCGCTGATGCTCGCGGCGTCGAGCGTTTCGATCTCGAGGTCGGGAACGCCACCGGCGAAAATGGCGTTGCGAATGTCATCGGCGGCCTGGTCGACGACAGCGGCGATCGCCTCGTCGGCCTCGTCGAGGCTGGTGCCCGGGGCGGGGCCCGGCAGCGCCTTGGCATACTCGACGACGAGCCGGGCGCGGCTGCGCAGCAGGGGGCGCGCGTTTAGGCCAAGGCGCTCGCTGCGCTGCTGCTCGAGGCGCACAAAGAGGTGCGCGCCTTGATCCCATTCGGAGGGTTGCAGCCGCGTGCTGCGGTAGAGGTGGATCGCGACTGCGTCGGTGACGCCGACGAGCGACGCCTTGGCGGCCTGCCAAATCTGAGTGCGGATCGGGGTGGGCATTAGGCCACCTTCCGGCCGATTAGCTTGGCGTTGCCAAATCCGTCTGGCCGAATGTCGATCACGACGTAGCTGGTGGCCGTCTCGTCGACGGTCCAGCGGTCATCGCGCGCAGGCGCTGCGCTCAGCGCGCTGATCGTGACGTCGAGCATGGGATGCAGGGTGCTGACCTCGAGGCCAGACTCGTCGACGGTGAGCAGCTCATGGTGCGCGTGGAAGATTGCGCGCACGCTCTCAGGGGTGCCGGTCGCTGCTGGCGTCCAGGTGATCGCCTCGTCGTGCACGCGACGCACGGCGCCCGTGGCCAGCCCCCGGTACGAATCCGAGAAGATGCTGCCCACGGGCGCCTCCTAGTGCGTGGTATCAGGTGCGAACGGCTTACGCGCGGCCGTCGATGAAGTAGGCGACGGTGGCGTCGGTGGTCGGGTCGGCGCTCAGCGTCACGGTGAGCGTGCCGGCCGCGACGATGGCGCTGACGACGTAGGCCGGGCTCGAGCCGGCCACCTCGACGGTGGCCATGACCGGCTTGCCGTTGTAGGCGGCGCCGGGGCTCGCGGTGCCCGTGGTGCCGCCGCCGGCGACCGTCAGCTTGCCGCTGATCATGGCGGCGCTGTCCTCGCCGGGGTTGCCGTACAGGTTGTTCCCGCCGCTGAGCTTGACGCTGCCCGTCGTCGCGCCGCTGGTGGCGCTGGCGAACGCAAAGCCCGCGAAGAGCAGGTTGTCGGCGGCCACGTTTGTGAACGCCGAGCTGCCCGGGTTCCAGTAGAGCGCATCGCCTTGCGCCCAGGTCTGGCCGGTCGTCTTCGGCAGCGTGAAAACACCCTCGAGCTCGAGCGTGCCCTCCTCGCCATTCGCCACGTCGGTGATGCTGACGCCGACAACGCGCTCGACGGCGACGACGTCGCCGGCGCTGATGGCTGCGCCAGCGGTGAACGGCATCGTTTTGCCGTCCTGCGTGAAGTTCTGCATGGGTCTGCTCTCCGGTCTGCGGTGGGGCGGCTGGTGCCCCGGTCAGGGTGTGGCTCGCTGCGGCTTAGCTGCCGTTGTTGCGGACCATGCCGCGCCAGTCGATCGCGCTGACACCGTAGGTGTCGGTGATCTTGTAGCAGTAGGCATCGCGCTTGAACTCGAAGTCGCTGTCGACCGTCGGCGCGGGCATGCCCTCGACGCGCACGAACTCGAGCGTATCGATGTCCATGGGGTCGGCGAGCATGTACCACTGCGCGGTGCTGTCGTCGTCGAGCCGCGACTCCTCGAGCACCTCGAGCTGGCGCACCTCGTTGGGCAGCACGTTGCTGGCCTGGGTGGGGGCATACGCGCCGCCGAGCACCTGGATG